GCCATCATTTTGAGGAAGAGCCAGCAACTGACCCATCCCATTATGAAACTGTAAATGAATTGTGTATCGGTCATGGCGTTTCCCTTCGCTGGACTGGTCTGAATGTTGTAACACAGACGCGGGTCTAGGTGGCGGATTCGACCTCGGAACCAATGAGGGAAACACAGTTAGTCCCGAGGTCTAGCGCGAGGAGAATGACGTCCTCGAGCGATTTATGGTTTCGGAACGCTTCTCCAAATGGCTTCGTATTCGTCGCCTGACATGTCGGCGTACTTCGGAGCAAGTTCGCAATGAATCCAGGTGGCTTTTTGAGAACCACCATTGTCAGATGCTGACCAATCCTTCCAGCCCCTGCCTATACGCCAGCCCCTACCCCATGTCTCGCAGCCTTTTTTAGTGAGTCCTGAATAATCATGAACTTCCTCTAAGCCAAGCGCAGCTGCATGTTGAACGAACCACAGGATTGCTTGTTTGCCTGCTGCTTTATCAGTTCCAAAGGACGTGTCAAGTGCCCTCGCGGTTCCGTGCACAGAAGGGACGCCAGGCTTCCCCACGATGTCACGAACGACCCAAGTCCCAAGATTCTTGAAGCCCCATCTTTTATTGCAAAGAACAACGAAGCGTTCTGTGCCTGGGCGTTTTGCTTTTGCTACGCCGTCAGAAGTTCCGGTGTACTTGCTCATGCGTCAGGTTCCTTCGGAGGATTCTTCAAACCATTTCCCGCAACGAGACCCACAAGAGCACCAGCCAATGTTGAAAGTACATAAGTCAAGATGCTGACCATTTCCTGATCGAGTTCTGATGCTTCTACTGGTTGCACAACGAACAGAACGCCGTAGATCATCGCGAGGACAGATACAACAAGAACGAACGACAATGTCACTGCAACAACAAATACAAGTCGTGCTTTTATTTCTTCGTTGCTTAAACGCTTTTCAAGTTTCATGGGCATTTGCTTTCTAGGAATCCAGTTGCTTTTGTTGTGTCACAGTTGTGGCGTACACGATCAGAGCAAGCCGTCAGCGATGTCAAAAAAACCAATAAAATTAGGCTATTCCGCATTATGCAGCACCGATGTCTTCCACAATTATCACCGTAGGAAAACCAGAGTTAGCAAGACATTTGGCGGCACTAATTCCCCCGCCTAAATAACTTGCGTTCAATCTTCTTGTTTGCGTACCCGATAATCCTGTTTCGTAAAGAGTAAGACTTATGCTTGGATAACTTGTTGCAGCAGCGTAAGCGCCGCCTTCTTGTATTCGTGCTGCTGTTGCTGTGTTATAGATTTGGCCAACTACAACGCCAGTTCCGCCAGTTACTTCATAGTAAAAATAAGCAGTAATTTTATATAGCCGACTTGAAACTGCTGTCCATGTCACAGTCGTGTTAGGAATTGCTTGTGGTGAACTTGTCAGCACAACGTCTGAGGTGTTTTGGCCTTTTGCTGCTACTCCCCACGGCAGGTTATTCATTTGCGCTGCCGTCAGAATTGCGCCTGATGTGAATGTTGTGTTTAGTGCCATTTTGTGTCTCCTTTAGAAACTTAAAAGGTTGGTGGTGCTTAATGTGCCAAATATGGCGTCATTGAGAGTGAGGTACTGATTTCCATCGGTTGACTCCATTGTAAAGCTGACGTTGTGCGAGCCTGGAACAATTCGGTGTTCAATTCCTGACACAATCAGCGTCTGTGATTCTGATGTTGGGGTGCCTGTTGAGAAGTCTTTTTGAACCGTGATGATTGACGTTAGATCAATTGCAAAGATGGTCGACCATTGCGCCGAAGTAAGAGCTGCAAGTTCGCATGAGATGCCAGTAAAGCGAAGGACGGGGTTGCGATATTTGCCGAGAAGGTAAGCGCCGAGTCCTGCAACTTCTGTCGTTGTTGAGTTGAGCAGATTAAGAAGGTTGTAGTTCTGTGCCTGGTACAAAGCAATCGAGGTCGAGTCCGAGGAGGTTTGTGCAGCTCCTGCGGGTGATTGCGTCACAATGTAGTTGTAGAGCAGTTCTGATCCGTACTGGTTGACGAGGGTCATGTACGGAATGCCTGTGCCGTCGGTTGTGAACGACGCGCCTGAAACAGGGTTGAGGACGCTTGTCCTTCCCTTGAAGGTAAGACTGCCGTCCGCTGCCGTAAAAAGGTAGCCCTGTTCGGAGGTGTTGACCTGTTGAAGATAGTTAAGGACGTTTGTGTCCTGAGGCACCGCGTAAGCCCCCAAAGTTGAGGTTCCGGTACCAATAGACCTCGAGCCTTGATAGTTGATTTCTGGGCGGTCTAGGACGGTGTTGACGCGGGCTGACGACGATTCTGCGGACGGGGTGAAAGCGTTGAGTTGCTGATTTGCCAGGGTGCCGAACGCGTCAACGCATCGAGCGACCATTCTGCCCTGGTTGGCGTTCTGATAGTCAAGGTTCCAGTCCTCGACAAAGCCCGTGTAGATGGGTGTTCCGTTGGCGTAGATGATGATGGGGGAGCGAGGCAGAACATACGGATAATAGATTGAGGACGTGTTGAGCGGGTCAAGGATTCTCGAGTTGTTGTTGAAGACGACTTGAGCGGTTCCTGCGTTGAACTGATCTAGTTGGCGGTTGCGTCCGCGCCTGATGTTGACCGAAAGGACAATTGAAGTGAGGTCTGCGTATGCGAGACCGCCGAGAGTTCCGCGTCCAGCGGTGTCTAGAACGCCATAGAACGCGTCGTCAAGTTGGAACGGTGTACCGAATCCTGTGGTCGTCTGGAACCCGACGAGGACTTGATATGTGGGGACGGTCATTAGAAGGTGACCGCCGGAGCAAAGACAACGCCTGAGTCGCGTTGCGCTGCCAAGATTGCGTCAATGATGTCCTGCCCAATTGTTGCGGGTGACGAGATGAGCGAACCTGAGGTGTCAAGGTTGATGACAAGGTTGTCAAATGGCCCGATTCCACCAATGCCTGCGTTAGCGAACCCGCCTGCGTTGCCTGAAGTGTTATCCATTACGGGTGCTGCAGTGTTCTGTGGTTTGCCTGGTGCTGATGGTGCGACTGCGGGCGGTGCGGAGAATACGTCTGGGTTGTCTGCGATGATTTGTTTCTGGGATTCTTCAAAGGCTCGTGCGCTTGTCAAGCCTCCTCCGCTGTCGCCAGAACCACCGATTTTCGGCATTGAGAAACTTTTGCCACCGAGACCAGGAACCCAATCGGGGATGGTGAAGGAGAGGCGTCCGACGGTGTTGTTCCAGATTGCAGCAATGCCCTTGAATGCGATTTGTGCTGCGCTAAGAAGACCCTGGAAGATTGGAATCACTACGTTGCTAGCCCACCATCTAATTGCCCCAAATACGTTGTCAACAATTGTGCGGAAGGTTTCAAACTTTTTGTAGGCGACAACCGCAGCTGCTGCCACTAGACCGATGCCGATAGCGATTGCGGTGATTGGGTTAAGGCTCATGGCAATGTTGATTGCGACGATTGCGGTTGCGATGGCGGCTAGGGCAACTCCAATAACGGTGAAGAACTCAGGATTGTCTTGCGCCCATTTTGCAAACTTGTTGACAAGCGGGAGTACGGCGTCCAGGACAGGAATGAGAGCTGCGCCGATTCCTTCTTTAAGTTCAGCAATGCCGAGAGTGAATTTGGCAAGTTGTCCTTCTGTGGTGTCGCCTGCTGCTTTGCCAAATCCGCCAAAATTCTCAGTCAGTTTTTCAGTGATGGCTCCAAAATCTTTTGACTTGATAAGACCCTGGTCAAGTCCAAGACCAAGTTTGCCGAGGGCGTTGGTGTTGCCGTCGTAGCCTTTTGCTAATGCTGCGGTGACTGTCTCAAGGCTTTTGCCTGATCCTTTTGAGATGTCAACTGCAAGGGCTAGGAGTTCCTGCGCTTTTGTGACGTCTCCTGTGCTTCGAGATAACCGAGCCATAGCCGGACGAAGTTCATCGTCTGCCGTATTGGTTGAAAGCATGAGGGAGTCAATGAAGTCTCCGTTGGCTTTGATTGCTTCGTCTGTTGCGGTTGTTGATTTGCCGAGCGCAATGGCAAGAAGGTTTGCTGCTGCCTGGTCTTCAATGGCTGCCTTTGCACAGTCGAGAAGTCCAGTTGCTAATGCTGCAATGGCAATGCCTGCGGGAACGGCTGCTTTTTTGATTGCGAACTGTGCCTTTTCGCCGTTGGTCTCAAGGTTCTTGAATTCTTTGACTGCCTTGTCAATTCCTGCGCCGTTGAACTCTGTGATGATGGGAATTGCGATTGTCATTTGAGTTCTCTTTCGACGCGGGCTTTGACTTCATTTGTGGCGCGTACAAGTTCGCGTTCAATGTCTCGACGTTTGCGGAACACGGCAGGCCCGAGAACGCGCGTATGGTTTGGACGCAACTGCCCGAGGGAATCCCCGAGGCGGTTTTGGTTGGCTCGTCCCGCTGCTTCAAAGACCGCAGCTGCGACATTGGTCTGAGTTATGTAGATCAACGATGTTGCCTCTCGAGAAGCATCCACTTTCAACTTGACTCCAGCAATTGCCTTTGAGACCGAAAACGGAAATATCTTCTTGTTTGCTTGTTCCCATTTGCGAGCCATGCCGGAAAGAGGAACTTGGGTGTAGCCCTTTTGCACTTCCTGAATGGCAGGTGCAGCAATACGCGTTGCGTCGGCGGTGAACTGTTTGCGGAGACCAGGCTCAATTTTGTTGAGCGAACGAATAGCGTCACGAACTCCGACGACTTCAAGTGAAGTGTTTGTTGTCATCGTCTGCTCCTTTGTGCTTTTTGTTGTTCGTTCAACACGTCAACAACCGTGAAGAGATCGTCTGTGTCGAATGGGATGTCGGGTGTCCAGTATCCAGTCGCGACAAGTACCTCTGCTAGGGAGCGTCGGTAGCTGCCGCTTCTGTAAAACTTGGGGCGTCCTCCGACAAGACGTCAATTGCTTTTGTGTTTTTAATGAATTGGTCAAAGGCAAGCGGAACCATGACGCCTGCCACTTTTGAACTTTCATAGGCAAAGAACGCAAGGTCTTCTGCGCCGATGCCGTTTGCGAGACTGGATGCTTGTCGTTTGAATTTGCGTTCCCATGCCACGACAACGAATAGATTCGTTTCGCATTCATAGGGGTCGCCTTCAATCGGTGTTACTTGTAGTCGGATTTTCATTTGTTTCCCTCTTCTATTTTTTAGACGATGTCTCGTACCCAGGTGC